GGAATGGACGGTGATTTTGATACCGGTAACGTACGTTACAAGGCCCGCGAGCGTTATTCGTTCGGTTGGTCTGATCCACTAGGTATGTACGGTTCGTCCGGCGCAGCCTAAGTAAAAAGGGGGCTTTACCGCCCCCTTTTTTATGTGATATAAAGAAGTATTCCGGGAAACCGGTGCGAACGAATGGCTCCCGGCCTGTTACATGCATATCGTCGCACTTAACTCGCATGTGAGGACAATTCAAAATGGCATTATCAACTACCCAAAGTATTTGGCGTTCGGGCGGCGGCGATCAAACTCGCACCGCGTACTGTGGTTCTGGCCTGATGGCTGCACAGTTTTATATCGCTGATGCTTCTGTTGCTGCCGCAACTAAAGTAGCTGTTGACTCAACACTACTCACCACTTATGTAGTTCTCCCAGCAGGCGCTGTTATTACTGGGATGATTATTACTGACGCAGGCACTGGCTCTGTTGATCTTGGTACTTTAGGCGTTGTTTCGGGTACATCTTCAACCGCAGCCCTCGCTAACAACTTATCGGTTGCTTCTACTGGTCTTGTTACTACCGGTTTGACATTTGCTGCTACTACTGAAGTAACTTACTTAACAGTAATTATTGACACTTCTGGTGCTGGCACTGTCGGTGGCTACTTTACTTACTTCGTCGTCGATCCGCTGTACGGCCAGCAAAACGTCTAATAAGGAGGCATCACCATGATGCAAACAGACGTAAAGTCAGCACATTTAACGACATCAGGTACTGCTTTTAATGGTAGAACACGTCTAAAAAGCGTGTCTTACCGAGGTAATGCTTCTGATGGGTTTATTAAATTTCGTGATGGCGGTTCCGGTGGCTCAGTTCTTTGTGAGCTTGATGTAGGTACTAGCGATTCGTTTACTATTTACGTGTTGATTCCCGGTGAGGGCGTATTATTTCAAACAAGTCTATACGTAGAACTATCTAACGTAAGTGCAACAACGGTGTTTCATGGCTAAGTCACCAGCATGGACAAGGAAAGAGGGCAAAAATCCCAAGGGTGGTCTAAACGCCAAAGGGCGAGCCTCTTACAACGCTGCGAACCCGGGGAAACCGGGCTTGAAAGCCCCGCAACCAGAGGGAGGTTCCCGCAAGGACTCCTTCTGTGCGCGAATGACCGGTATGAAGAAAAAGCTGACCAGCAAGAAGACAGCAAGTGATCCGGACAGCCGGATTAACAAATCTTTAAGAGCATGGAAGTGTTGACATGGACAATCACGATATTAAAGTAATGGCTGACGGTGCGGCTGTCGTTGTTGGGGTAAGTGGCTTCATGTCATGGTTTCCACCCGTTGTCGCTTTAGTTGGCGGCATACTTACTATTATTTGGTTAAGCCTCCGCATTTACGAAACAGATACCGTTAAAGCGGTAATCAATCGTTTTAGAGGTAAATAATGGCTACCCAATATAAACCTAACCCCACTCGCGCTGAACTACGTAAAGAAGCTGCGGAAGAAAAAGTAGCACCTCCACGGGGTACAACTAAAAAACTAGCTGATACTTCCAAAGAAGGTACGACACCACCTGTTGATGACGATATGGGGTCAGCGCAGCCGGGGCAACCGGGGCAACCTGTAAAGAAAGCTAAAGGTGGCACTGCTTCTTCCCGTGCAGATGGTTGCGCTATAAGAGGTAAGACGCGTGCCTAGTGTTAGCAAAAAACAGCATAACTTGATGGCAATGGTCGCTAATGACCCTGCTGCTGCCAAGCGTGTTGGTATCCCCAAGTCTGTTGGGGAAGAGTATATGCAAGCAGACAAAGGTAAAAAAGTTAAAGGCGCAGATAGATCGCGTCCTGATTTACAGAAGGTAAATAAGCCCACTACACGTCAAGGCCAAGGTGAGCTTTTTGCAAATGGTGGAGCAGTAAGAAATTTTAAATCTAAGGGGAATACCATGCCACTCACGCTAAAGAAAAAAACGCAATCAGACGAACTTGATGAGAAGAAGAAAGAAGCAATTTCGGATTCTATGGGTATGAAAAAAGGTGGTATGGCAACTAAAAAATACGCTAAAGGCGGTTTTATAGCTCCATCCAAAATGGGCGGTGTTAAGACTGCTGCTCCTAGCCGTGACGGTATTGCTACTAAAGGCAAAACCAAAGGCACTATGGTTAAGATGGCCGGTGCTAAGAACTACAAACGCGGCGGCGCGTGCTGAGATGAGAGCTTCTCGGGGTATGGGTGACATCAACCCATCTAAGATGCCCGGCCCTAAGCGTAAAGCGCGTAGGGATGATACTGATTTTACCCAGTATGCAAAGGGTGGTCAGGTGTGGGATACGCCCAACCCCAAGAAGAAATCTACTCCATTAAGCCCTGCTAAAAAGGCTAAAGCTAAAGCATCAGCTAAAGCCGCTGGTAGACCGTATCCAAACTTGATCGACAACATGCGAATGGCGAGGAAGTGATGGCAAATACTTCTGGTCTTACTAGTTTTAACTTAGACCTCTCCGAGTTAGTTGAAGAGGCGTTTGAACGCGCCGGTAGTCAGTTACGTACGGGTTATGATTTAAAGACCGCACGTCGCAGCTTGAATATCATGTTTGCCGAATGGGCGAACCGTGGTATCAACATGTGGACTATTGAACAGGGTTTGATTAATCTTGTACAAGGGCAAAATACCTATGCACTTCCTGACGATACTATTGATTTGCTTGAGCATGTTATTCGTACTAACGCCAACCAACAAGCGACCCAAGCAGACCTTACGATCACCCGAATAAGCGTATCTACTTACGCTACGCTGCCTAATAAACTGCAACAAGCGCGTCCAATCCAAGTGTGGATTCAACGGTTAAATGGTATGACTTCACCGGTTGGAGCTACGTTAGTTAGTGCAATCACTGCTACATCTACGACGATTACGCTTAGTAATGTTACAAATTTCCCCGCTGCAGGATTTATTAAGATTGGTAACGAGCTAATCAACTACGGATATATTACCGGCAGCACATTAAACAATTGTTTCCGTGGGCAACAGAACACTACTGCAGCCGCGCACGCATCAGGTGTTACCGCTTATTGGGCACAGCTTCCGTGCGTGAGTGTCTGGCCTACTCCAGATGGATCGCAGCCTTATCAGTTTGTGTACTGGCGTTTGCGTAGAACGCAAGACGCTGGTGGCGGCGTTAACGTAATGGACGTACCGTTCCGTTTTATTCCTTGTATGGTCGCTGGGTTATCGTATTACATAGCAGGTAAAGTTCCTGAAGGTATGGAACGTATTGGATTGTTGAAAGAGCAGTATGACCAAGCATGGCAGTTGGCGGCGGACGAGGATCGTGAAAAAGCGTCGATACGTTTTGTGCCAAGACAACAGTTCATTGGGAGCACTGTGTAATGTCTAACCGGTTTGCATCCGGTAAAAATGCGATTGCCGAATGTGATCGTTGCGGGATGCGGTATAAGTTAAAGATACTTAAACGCGAAGTTGTTAAGGCAAAGAACTACGAATTGTTAGTATGCCCAACATGTTGGGATCCAGATCATCCGCAGTTGCAGCTAGGTATGTATCCGGTAGATGATCCGCAGGGTATAAGAAATCCTCGCCCAGATCGTAGTTATACGCAGTCTGGTTTGACAGGACTGCAGTTGGTAAACGGTAGCGCCCCTACTATAGATGCGCAGGGTTATCCGGGTGAGGGTAGTCGAGTTATTCAGTGGGGTTGGGCACCGGTTGGTGGTGCAAGTTCAGACGATGATGGGTTAACACCAAACTACCTGACATCTACGGGTGTAGTAGAAAACGTGACTATTACGATTACTTAGGAGTAGGACATGGACAAAGACGATAAAAAGCAAGACGTAGCTATGATTAAAAAAGCTATGAAACAGCACGACGCTCAAGAACACAAAGGCGGCAAAGGTACAAAACTGTCTTTGAGAAAAGGCGGCGTGACTAGTGAGTCAATGAAGTCTATGGGTCGTAACTTGGCTCGCGCTGCTAACCAGAAGTCAGGCTAAGGAGTACGGTATGGCTAAATTTTCAGAAAAAGTTAAGGGTAAAGAAATAGGTCAAGCTGATGTATACGCTAAACCCCACACTATGAGTGGTAAAAGTGTGGAAACTAAAGTGCCTAATAAAACTGGCGCTGCAGCTATGAACGAATCGAATCCTTCAGTTGGTGGTATTAGCAAAGGCAACTACAAGCCCGAGAAAACTGACGGTATCAAGATTCGCGGTACAGGTGCAGCTACTAAAGGTGTGATGGCTCGCGGCCCGATGGCTTAAGTTTACAATGGGTTAGGGATAAGTTTACAATGAACTACGCAGAACTTTGGCAGACGATTCAGGATTACACTCAGAACTACGAGACTGATTTCGTAGCGAATATCCCTGTCTTTGTCACTCAAGCAGAAGAACGTGTGTACAACACTGTTCAGCTTCCGCCATTGCGTAAAAACGTCACTGGCACTTCTCAACCTAACAGCCCCTATCTCACCTGCCCCACCGACTTTTTGTCGGTGTTTTCAATGGCGGTTATTGATGCGACGGGCAGCTATGAGTATCTGCTTAACAAGGACGTTCCT